TGGCGGCCCTGATAGCTAAAGCTGGGTACTTTGATAGCTGGCACTGGGGTAACACGCTCGAGCGATAGCTGCATGGCCCCGAGACTTACCCCCGAGGGTTTACTAGTCCTTACCTTCGGGGGTTCTTTTATGCCCATGCTGCAACACTTACCTGCCGGGGGTTGATGTTCGGGGGGTTGCTACTCAATAGATATTAAGACAAGTAGTTGAATACGCCCATATAAGGCGGTTAGGGCGTTGCTTGGATAGTCTGGGCCGTATGGTCCCAAAATTACCTTAAAAACTAACTGAGGGGCCACCAGCGGGGCATATGGGGGGGTCCTAAATTAAAAGGGGGGCTATATTTCAGATAAGATATAGAAGGGGACCACATAACATCAACCTAGACGCCACCTAGAACGTATAAAAACTGTCATAAGGTACTGATATTAAAAGATATATTTATATCTCAGCTGGGGGTACGCTAGGGCCACCCGGGTTACGTATACATTTACACACCCAGACGCTCACAATTTTGTATTTTTTTGGAATTGGGGGATTTGGTTGATGTACACAGGTACACCTAAAAAAGGCATAAAAAAACCCCACAAAAGGGGTTGGTGTATTTAAATAGCCATTGGTGTATTTAATAGGGGTATATGGTTTTTCCTTCGTCAAAACCGTTAATACTATTATACAGTCAAATACGGGTTTTGTCAAGTAAAATCGTACAGTGTTATAAAAATTTTTTTTAGGTTTTATGCATTTTTTACTTGACAAGTTGCCTATATAGCACTATAATAGTAGTATGGGTTAGAGAAGTATCTTCTTCGTCTTCATACACTCAATATCCCCTCAAATATCATTAAATGCATAAGGGATTATTAAACAGTGAGTTAAGAAAGAAGAAGAATACGCATACCCAAATAACATCAACCATTTTCCATGAGAAACATGACAGCCAATACGGGACTAATTAAACGTAATTTGACTGAGAAGCAGGAAAACTTTCTAACAGTACTGTTTTCTAACGGGGGAAATGTATCTGATGCGCTGAGAAAAGCTGAATACAGCCCACACAGCCGCAAGGATGTGCTGGCGTCCTTAAAAGAGGAAATAGCCGAGCGTACAAAGCTCATGCTAAACGGTGCAGCAGTTAAAGCAGCTGATAACATCGTTAACACAATGGACGTTGAACGAGACAATGGCATACCCACCAATCGTCTTGAGCTGAAATACCGGGCAGCTGGAGACATATTAGATCGCATAGGCATCACGAAACGTCAACAAGTTGATGTAAGTGGTGAAATTAAGCATGGAATCGTGCTTTTACCCGGAAAAACACCGATGGTGGATATAACACCAGAAAAATAAGAAACCCTGCCGTATACAATGGGGGGCAATTCTTATACTTCGCTTTATTAAAAAAAGGAGATTATATAGAATGACAAACGAGTTCTATAAGGCTAAGACAACTGAATTGTTCAATATGCTTATTGGATTTGATCCATATTTTAGGGAAAAAAGGGAATTTAACAACTATCCCCCCTATAACATCTACGAAGATGGCAATAAATATCAGCTAGAAATAGCTGTTGCAGGGTTTTCAAAGAAAGATATAGAGATTACGCATCAAAATTCTACACTGAGAATCGCTGCACAGAAGAAAAATGAGCGAAAGCACCTAAAACCTGTAGTTAGAGGGTTAGGCGCACGTTCTTTTACACGAGTTTTTCAACTAGCCCCGTATGTTGAGGTGACTGACATCAAATTAAAGGATGGCATTTTGACAGTTTGGCTAGAAAAAGTTCTTCCCGACGAATTAAAACCAAAGATTTTACAAATAGCATAAAAATAGGTTTATATGGCTAGACCCAAGTTAGCTCCCGGTGAAAAAGGAAATTATAATGTAAGTAGAGCCGAGCAGCTACGGCGCAAGGCACGAAAACAGCTTGGGGAGGCGGAACGAGCAGCAAAACAGACAAAAGCTAAGGCTCAAAAAGCATCCCAGAAAGCTCAGAAACGTGCCGCTAGAACGCGCAAAGTTATGGGCCTTATAGACCAAGGCGGAGTAGCAACAAACGATTTTATGGACACTCTCTCGCCCGATATAAAGGATGCTATAGTTGAGGGAAAACACGAATTAATCTTTTCACCCAATGAAGGTCCACAAACTGATTTTTTAGCTGCACCTGAAAAGGAAGTGCTATATGGCGGTGCAGCAGGTGGCGGTAAAAGCTATGCACTTCTGGTAGATCCACTACGTTTCGCTGACAACACCAATCATCGTGCTCTTCTCTTACGACGAACTCTTGGCGAGCTGGCCGAATTGATTGATCAGTCAAAGAAAGTATATCCCAAGGCGTTTCCCAACGCTATTTTTAAAGAGAGCAAAAATCTTTGGATCTTTCCTAGCGGAGCCACCATTCTTCTATCCTATGTAGATAAAGATTCTGATGTTACAAGATTTCAGGGACAATCTTTTTCATGGATAGGAATCGATGAACTAGGCCACTATCCAACACCATATGTATGGGACTACTTACGGTCAAGACTTCGTACTACCGACCCAAGTATTGAGACATACATGAGAGCTTCGGCTAACCCCGGTGGTGTTGGTGGATGGTGGATAAAAAAGATGTTTATTGATCCTTCTCAGCCAAACACAGCATTTGCTGCAAAGGATATGGAATCGGGTAAATCCTTAGTATTTCCGCCTAATCATGCAAAAGCAGGGTATCCACTATTTCAACGAAAGTTTATTCCTGCTAGATTAACAGATAATCCTTATCTTATGGCTTCCGGTGAATACGAAGCAATGTTGTTATCTCTACCAGAAGTAGAAAGACGGAGACTACTAGATGGAGACTGGGACGTTGCAGAAGGAGCTGCATTTGCGGAATTTAATAGGCCGACGCACGTTTGCGAACCTTTTGAATTACCTCGAGGTTGGCCTCGTTTTAGGACTGCTGACTATGGTTATAGTAGCCCTTCTTGTATTCTTTGGGGTGCTGTGGACCATGATGGTAATTTGTGGATATATCGTGAGCTATATTCTAAAAGGCTTACAGCTGATGCATTAGCGGATGCTATCTTTGAAGCAGAAGCCTATGATCCGCCCATGTATGCCTCGGTTCTTGATAAGTCTTGTTGGAATAGAGTAGCAGGTGCACCTTCGGTTGCACAAACAATGATACAGCGTGGTATTAGGTGGTTGCCCTCTAACTCAGACAGGATGAGCGGAAAACTTGAATTACATAAACGATTACAACTCAATGAAGATTCTGGAGAACCTCACCTCAAAATATTTTCAACGTGTACTAATCTTGTACGAACTTTACCCACGATCCCGCTGTCAAGAACAAATAGTGAGGACGTTGATACAAAATCTGAAGACCATGCCTATGATGCACTAAGATACTTGTGTATGTTACGGCAAATCAATAACACCAACTTTAGTAGTTGGTCGAATAGAATTAAAGACACAGCACCTGAACCAAGGGATATTGTATTTGGATACTAGAAATTGGTAGAATTTGATAGTGTTGTTTACTAGCAAAGGAGGTGATTCGTGGGGGAAGTAGTATTTTTTTATTTTTTTACTTTAACAAAGGAACGTATGTCATGACACAGACACCATTTACACTGCCCATTACCGAAAATATGGCAGAAGACACACACAAAGCCAAGAATCCTCCATTGGAGGCTTGGGGCAAAGCTGGATCAGCAGAATCCGGTGAGAAAATGTTTACTTTTAGTCAGAGCGAAAGTGCTCCAAAGAAGCAAGCTAATCCGAAGACTACTCCCGATATGGCAAATCTAACGAACTGAGAGTTTTATGGCCTTTTTGGATATACAGCCATCTGACAAAACTGACACAGCAATTGATGTTAGGCTTGGGGAAGATGTTGCTGCAAATGCACTGGTAGGCCATGTTCGCAGTAGATTTCAAACTGCGGAAGATGGTAGGTATTCGGATGAACAACGATGGTTAAAAGCATATAAAAACTATCGTGGTTTATCTCATAACGAGAATACCGATAGGATGCGAGGATCAGAGCGATCTAATGTTTTCATTAAGATTACTAAAGTTAAGGTTCTCGCGGCTGTTGGACAAATCAGTGATATTTTATTTGCAAACAAACGATTCCCAATCGTGGTTGAAGCAACGCCTGATCCCGAAGGAATGCCTGAGTTTGCTCATCTGAAAACACCACAAGAAGACCAGATACAAAGTCCGGTGGGTTTTCCCGGGGATGAAATGGAATTACTTCCGGGGGCAACCGAAGCTACAGCATCAGCAGAAAATCCAATAATACGCGGGCTTGGACCGGAATACGACACAACTAATTTGGTTGCAGGTCCGGGTAAAATTGGACAACCACAAATAAAACCTGCTGCACTTGCTGCACAGAACATGGAAAAGATAATCCATGATCAACTTCTTGATACCGACGCAGTAAAGAAACTTCGTAGTGCTCTATTTGAGTGTTGCCTTTTAGGTACAGGTGTTATAAAGGGTCCGTTTACCAGTGAGAAGACAATTCCACGTTGGCGTAGAAATGAGATGGGTGATAGACAGTACGCCCCAATATACAAGAATAAACCAAAAATCTCTCATGTTTCTTGCTGGAATTTGTACCCAGATCCTAATGCAACATCAATGGATGAAGCAGAATACGTCATTGAACGACACAAACTTAATAGGGAGCAACTAAGAAAACTTAAAGACGAACCCTACTTCGATCATCGTGTTATCGAGGAGCTACTAGAAAACGGGCCTAACTATGAAGAAAAATATTTTGAAGCACAGCTTCAGTCGGATCAAAATGATCCTATCTATTCGGAATCTCGATTTGAGGTTTTGGAATACTGGGGTATCATGGATGCTAAACTTGCGGAAGATGCAGGTCTTGAAATATTTGCAAGCATGGAGGACTTATCTTCGTACCAAGTAAATGCTTGGATTTCTGGTAACAAAATTCTTAGGTTGGTTGTCAATCCATTTACACCAGAGCGTATGCCATACCACGCCTTTCCATATGAGGTAAATCCTTATCAGCTATTTGGCGTAGGCATATCTGAGAACATGGAAGATGCCCAACTACTTATGAACGGCCACATTCGCATGGCGATAGACAATCTTGCTCTCGCTGGCAATGTGGTTTTTGATGTGGACGAGGCAATGCTGGTTCCGGGCCAGAACTACGATATATACCCCGGAAAAGTATTTAGACGGCAATCCGGTGTAACAGGAACAGCAATTAATTCTATTAACTTTCCAAACACCGCACCTGCCAATGCACAAATGTACGACAAGGCTAGACAACTAGCCGACGAGGAAACAGGCATTCCAAGTATTATGCACGGTCAGACCGGGGTTACTGGTACTGGCCGTACTGCTGCTGGGCTGTCTATGTTAATGAGTTCGTCAACCCTGTCAATAAAGTCTGTTATTAAAAACATCGACGATTATTTATTGAAGCCGTTAGGTGAGACATACTTCCAGTGGAATATGCAGTTTAACGAAGAAGATCCTGAGATTGAAGGCGATCTCGAGATTAAGCCACGAGGCACATCGGCTGTTATGCAGAAAGAAGTTCGCACACAGCGATTGGTTACATTGCTACAGACAGTTGCCAATCCGATGCTTGCACCGTTTGTTAAGATACCAAATCTTATTCGTGAGCTTGCAATTTCACAGGATATTGATCCTAACGATCTAGTTAATGATGTTAATGAAGCAGCAATTTTTGCAGATGTATTGAGAGGTTTGAATGAACAGCAACAACCAACCGAGCAAGGGGGCGTTTCACCGACTGGGGCCGTTAATGGAGCAGGAGGTGGCATGGAAGGCGCTGGAGGAGTACCTACAGGAGCAAACCCAGCAGATGACTCAGGCGTTGGTGGCGGAAACATTGGAGTTGGAAGTGCGCCGCTTGCAGGGGAAGCTGGCTTTACTGGAAACCTTACTGAAGCTGCGGAATAATTATCGGGAGATGGATAGGAACTAATA